ATGAAACTTCAAAATTTGATTTGTGGCTTAACGTTATCGTTTGCTGCTTGCTTCGTAATCGCAGCATCAAATCCAGAACCTGCGATCCACTCGACCAAAGACACTGTTCCCCTATTTAACCCGAACACGATTATGACCGAAGTTGCAAACAAGGGCTCGTCCACACAAATCACCTCGCTTGATGTCATCGGCATAGGACTGTCCGTCGAGAATTTTGGACAGTCGCGGGTCTGGACCGAAATGCAAAAACACCCGAAAGATTCGATCGTCTCGCCAGACCCAAGCCACTATGAAGACTCTGGCTCAATACGAGAGCTTGTTTCCAACAGCAATGCGGCGGACACATTGGAATGGGGTGCCAGCCAATTTGTCGAACAGTGGCCGATTCCCAGCCTCAGTATCTGGCCAACAGTTTACGGTGAAGAAGAAAAACCTGACACGAGTCTCGGCGGAAAGTCCACTTTCGACTTCTACAACGACCGCATTAATGACCTGAGAATGCCGGCCGGAATGCACCACCACAAAATCTTCAGCCTTGGTGCCTATTTCGACAATAATCCAGAAGATATCCTGGAGCGTGCATTCCGTTTTTTCGATCTGAACCCGGAAGTGCCGGTCTTGCTCTTGTTCGTATCCGACGGTGAAGTATCGCGCGCCAATACCGGAGACAGAAGCCGAGCCAAATATATGGAAGGTCCACGCAAGCCCGACAGTATGCCCGAAACATTCGTAACGCTGCTGCTGGCACGTCGCGACCGCGTTGATGCGATGCGCGCGTTTGCAGGCACACCTGAAACCGCGCTGCATAAGGCCGGTCCTCCCAAGCCCGGCTTCAAGGCCAGTAAATTCTTGCCGGGGCCGTGGAATGCCGAACAGTTCAAGCAGTTTGACAGCTTGCCGACCATCGCTGTCATACAACGCCCGATCCGGATCACCTACCGCAAGGACAAAGACGGAAAGCCGACCTTCGATCCGAAACAACAAAAGAGCTTGATGCCACAACAACGCAGGCAAGCGGCCTTCAAGGACGCTTTTGCTGCCGCATTGAAGGAAGTCCCCGGCGGTCACCCGACCCGCATCTTTTACGATGCTGGCGGCCCTGCAACTGGAGCAAACGTCATCCCGCTGTCATTGGCAGTGCATGATGCTTTGCCTGATCTCGAATTCGGCAAGCCGGATGAGTTTTACGATATCTCGGAACGCATCGGCGATATCAGCGCAGCCAGCCCATTCGTGCAATGGGCGCTGGGCGCAATGACTTCGTTTGAAAAGAAGGACGCCAGTGTGACGGTGAATATGCGCCAGGCAGAGGAAGCCACCATCACCGTGATTTTGCCAAGCAACGATGCGCGTAAACACCCGATGGGCCATCCGTTCGATTTCAATCTTGCCCCACAAGACGGCGGCCCCGCCAAGTCAGTCGCACCACCTCCGCAGCCCAATAAACCACATGCCAGCCTGGCAGTGCCGCCTGTGGCAGTTGCCGTGCAGCCAACTCCGGTGGCAACGGTGCGCAAAGTCACCATTGGCACAAGCCTCACCACTGGTGACGAATGCTCGCAAAGCGGCATGTGGCGCTGCAGTCCGCCAGATGCGCAAGCAGGCAATTTACATTTCATCCCAGCGGGCCGTACCTTTCCGATGGTCAGGGTTGCGCGTGAACTAGGCGCTTGGCAAAAATTGCGCGGAGTGCCGGAGCAAGCCAACGTTCCGGCGACTTGGACATTGGTGTCTTACGACGTGCCAACCGTCTGATCTCTCAGGCACAAGCATTCTATCCAACTACCGGAAGCAAAACCTAACCCTAACCCGACTTGCTAGAACCAGTTATAAATCGTCAATGCTAAAAATAGCGACGCCACAAGCGCGCTTTTCTAACAGCTCAAGACCCGTAATAACGAGATTATTCAATGCCTCCACCAATTCGTTTAGGCGATTCCACCAGCCATGGCGGCAAGGTGACGTCTGTTGCTGCAACACAAAGTGATGTAATGAGTAAATCGCTCGCCTGCATCGGCGACCCATGCAGTTGTCCGCTGCCCAATCATACCAATTGCACCATCGTTCAAGGCGATCCAAACTGGACCATCAACGGCAAAGCGGTAGCTTTGCATGGCCATAAGGTGAGTTGCGGAGCAACGCTGATCTCCTCGGTTGGAAACGTATCCAGGGGCTGACGGGTTGAAGAAGCGACCGCGATACTTATCACAGTCCGGTGCGCCGGGGCGAGGCAGCGACGCTGCCATCGAACAGAGCAAGTACCCCGCCCCGGTCTACCGATGCCCCGGTTGCTTTATCAAATTGGTGAACGGCGGCAGTACGTTAGAACACTTCAATCAGTGTAGTGCATTGAAAGAAATGATCGCGGGACGGGGAAAAGGCTTTTTTGCATGGAACGGGATGGTGGAACCAGGAAAGACAGCACCGATGGCAGATGAAGCACATGGAAAAGATGGTGAAATAGCGACACAACCCGCTGGTCACTGGAAAGCGCACGGACCTGTTCTGACGGTTAGCCCGGAAAAAGCGGAGCTCGTCGACGTGCCGCCACCAGCCTTGATCAAGAAAAAAAGAGCCCGCAGATCGCGTTTCCGCACTGGCCGTTTCAAGCCGCATCCACTGCTGGATGCATTAATCGAAACGCTGACGTTGGAAAACGACGCAGCGTTGGCAGAAACGCTACGAGTCAGTGCGCCCGTGATCAGCAAAATTCGTAGCGGCAAACTGCCGGTCGGCCCGAGCATCCTGATGCGCATGCATGAAACCAGCGATATTCCGATTGCACGGTTGCGCGCCTTGATACCTGAGTACACAAGATATAAAGAAACTATAGATGAATCTGATGAACCACAAGAGCACTATCGATAACCGCCCCTACGTATGCCCTGGATGCCATGCCGACTTATCGGCGGGGAGAGGTGCGGCTCTCGTCCACATGACCCAATGCACACAGCTTCAGGCGACGATCGCGATTGGACGAGCGCAGCATAAGGCAAAGTGTCCAAAAAAATGCGGTGCGGCGCAAAGACGGCAATCGCTCGACCCAACTCAATCATGCCGAGCACGAGCAGAATCATGTTGGCTAAATTTGCCCCGGTTCTGCAATTGGTGCATCGCTCTTTGACGGTGAATCAGCCAATGGCACACGATGAAAAGATAATTTGCGAAGCGGACGGGAAAAGCAAGCTGACCGTAATCGCGCCATACAAGAATGGCTACGCCGTGGCCATCTCGCAGGCGATCAATGCCAATGGCGCTACCGGCGCGTTTCTGGGCTGCTACCTGCTATCTCCAAGTTGGCCGAACGGAAACAAACCGATGCTGCTCGGCGAAGCATTCAAAGAATACGAGCGACTCTCGCGTCAACAAATAGAGAGCACGCCGGATCATTCGGGAGGAACTTAATATGAACATATGCATTACAAGTTGCAGGCGACTGATTCCTGTTCTGCTTCTAGCAGCTACCGCAGTTGGCTGCTCATGCGAGTCCAGTGGAACGCCAATGGATGTCATGTTGCCGCTGTGGTGCGGTAACCAAGCAGGGTACAAGCCTCCCCGCCTTACGCGCCAACAAACAGATCACACGCCGGATCAATCGGCAGAACCCTCACAAACCGCTCAGTACATTGCCCGTTATTGAATGACATACACGCGCCGCAGGTGTTCATCAGCATCGCGGCTGTCTGTTCCTTAACGATGTTGATCAGCGGTGAATTTACGATCCCACCCGGCCTTTCCGTCAATTTGACCTCCTCCGGTGCGTCGGCAAACAGGAACGACGACGTGCCGTGCGCACGCGCCCACGCTACATTTAGCAGCATATAAGCGTATGAAAAGTGCGGGTCGATGCCGACCTTGACCACCCGCCGCCGGTACTTGTTCTGCTCCGGATCGCGTTCGGCGATCAAAGCCGTGCGCATGAAATGCATGAACACCCGATCCTTGAGGATTGGTGTCAGCTTCTTGTCACCGCGAATCCCGCCCTTTTCCGTGATTTCCTGCAGCAAGCCTTCGGGATCGGGGAATACTGCCGCCATCTTCTGGATGCGCGCCATGGCAACCTGCATGCACTTGTACTGGTCAAGCGTTACCGTATAGCGGTCGCGCTCTTCCTCGTCGGTCTTGCGCTCCGTCCTGTTAGGAACTGCGTCGCCCCAGCGCAGCATGTCGTCCCTCATATCGGCATAACCGGCCAGGAACACCCTGCCCTTGTGCCGGTTGGCGAAGCGCTTGGCATCGTTGTAGTTCGGCAGCGTTTCGACCACGCAGACCGCAACACGGAACGCGGCCATGAGCTCGTCGCAGCGCGCGAACGGGTCGTCACTGTAGATTTCCTCGGCGTGTACGATCGCCAGATGGCCGGACGTCAGGCGTTTCGCCACCAGTACGACGTTGAACGCCCCCATCTGGTCGATGCCCATGAAGTAGCCGTCGCCGCGCTGTTCCCACTGCACGCCTAATCGCATCCCCTCGGTGGCGCAAGCATTGAGCATTTCCAGATTGACCGGCACCTGGGATGGATCAACGTAAGGCTTGCCGAGCTTACGATTGTAGAAATTCTTCATGTCGTCGGCGTTGAAATACGCCTCAATCAGATCGCGCGGCGAAATGGTCGGCGACAGCAGCTGCGGGAAATGCACAGACCGGATAAATGCATCCGGGTTCTTCGCGCGCCATTCACCCTGCTGCGGATCGCTGATCCAGCCCTTGCAATGGTGGCAGACGTAGCGGTAGTCGCCGTAGACCACGACCGGATTGTTGTGGGCATCCTGTACCAGCCGTGGACACCCGGCGTCGAAACCTATGCACTCCGGAAAGCGCTCGTCGAGCACCTGAAACTCATCGCAATGCGGGCAGCGGGTATGGAACTGATGCTGGGAGCCTTTCTTGTACCACAGATGAATATCGCGATCCGGCCAGTTGGCCGTCGAGCCCATCAGCGTATAGCGCAGGTTTGATGCCGACATGCGCTCCCGCGTTTTTTCCATGTCGGCGACCTGCATCTCCTGCACTTCATCGAAGGACACAACGTCCATCGGGAAAGATTCAGTGGCGGTTTTGCCGGACGTCCAGAGGAAGTGGAAACGCGACGGCCCGAGATTACGGATCAGGATATTGCCCTCGCCCTTCGCACGGCCAAGCTCCTTTTCCTCCACAAGCATCTTGTAGACCGGCGGCACCGAGCGCACGATCGGCATGAAGCGCTCGGAGGATTTGCCGGTAGCCAGCATTTGCGACGGCATGAACATGCCGATCTTGGCCGGAGCGAAGCGCAACGCCATATAAATCATGGCCAGCATTTCCATCACGGTAAAACCGACCTGAGCGCATTTCATGATCACATCGATGCGCTTGTTAGCCTGCGCCACGGTCGACGGGATCATGTCGTAGATGAAATGCATGGCCGGCCGGTCATCCAGCGTGAACGGATGGCTATCGACCTTCAGGCCGTCGGCGGCCAGACGCTCACACCACTGGCGGAAGGTCTCGTCGCGCCCGATGATGGACTGCGCGGCCGACAGCTCGATCTGGGCGTCGATCAGCTCGCCAAGACGCTCCTGACGAAACAGATCCGGATGCATCTGCTCGCGGTCGCGCTCGATATCTTCGGCCGGGAATAACTCGTTGGCTGCGGTCGGCAAAATAAACGCTTCCCAGCGCGAATCCTGTTCGTGCAGCGCGAACAGACGCCCGAAGCTGCTGCGTAGCCCTCTCGGCTTGGAAAACAGCCAGGCAGACCCGCGATAGCGCTGCAGCGCCGGTTCGATCACTTCCTCCCACACCTCGTAGATCCCGCCGACGAGCGCCGCGTCGTCCACCACGGCGAGCGAAACCTGCTCCCAAATCTTCCTGACATCCGTATCCAGCGAATAGAAATGGATCACGCCGCCATTGAGCAGGCTGATGTGGTTGCCCTCCAGACGCCCAGTCAGCAACGGCTCGATCAGCGCCAGGACGCGCCGTTTTGCCGTCAATAGCGAGTCTTGATCAGGCAGGAAGAATCCGACCGGGTAACCGTTTAAAGCCCCGTATTTCGACGTGAGCAACACATCGATCGCCATCGTCGACTTGCCGCATTTGTCGGCGCCGGAAACGATATTGAAACGGGACTCGCTGGATAGGACGCGCTCTTGTTCGGGGAACAAGAGCGGAAACTGGATACGGCAATCGGTCTGCAAAGACACCCTCGAACGGCGGAAACGAGAATGCCTTACTGTGCCGTCACGACCGGGAATACAAGGATAATTCGCGTTCGTTGCAATAAAGCAACTATTCAGAAGGGATCGGTGCGCCTCAGGTTGTCTTAGGCGGAAATGCAGCGCAAACATTCCGGTCCGAGCAAAGGGTGCCCGACCGGCCAAGGTGAGTCTTTGCAGGAATGATCGAATACACTAGAATTGGATGAAACTCCTCTCTCCAAAAATGAAAAAATATGTTCTCCTCCTGGGCGCCCTCTATCTCACGCTCATGGTGCCACTGTCTTTTGCGGACCCCAACGACGGTTGGCTTTATGAGTTTGTTGATGCAAACTTGACATGCAAGATGCCAGGGAAAGGAAATCTGAGACTCATTTCGATGGTTTACCGGGTCTGCGATTACGATCACGTTTCCGAAAAGGGGATGATCGACAGTTCGATGTTTCAACTGGGCGCGACCGCAGGGCGTTTATGCGGTGGTGCATACGACGTGAATTTGATCACGATGAACGTCTCACAGACAGAACAACAAGCTCAACAAGAGCACGCCCGTGCGCTCAACGACCGGCGCTTCCGAAATCATGAGACGTTTCCATTCCTATATGTCTATTCAACCAGGAAATGCCGATAACCGCAACCCGTCTGCTAACACGCCCCGTTGCTGAAACATCCGGTCCCTGCATGCAACCTTGGCTCTTACAGGAAACTGGCATGGGAAGCATGCCGGGTTAGACTATATTCCCTATCGACAGGTATATTCGATGAAGATAAAAGCCACGCAAAACAAAAATTCGGTGCGCAGTTTTCTCGCGAGAATTTTCATTTCTACCTTCATCTGTTTAGCGCTATCCGTAAATCATTTCGCGAAAGCTCAATCTGATACGATTGATCAAGGCCCGTCTGCTGAGGAGACGCGGAAGTATATCGTAGATAAGCTGAAGGAGAATCTGGCGACTCGTGGTTTTTCTTCTTCTCCGGTTAAATACCTTCGAATATCATTGAATGGATGTACTCTAATTGTAGAATACGAAGATACGCTTTTTTATTCCGATCAAAAACAACATCAATATTTTCAAATGCAGCTAGATCAACTTTCGCCGGTTGACGAGCCGATTGGCGGGGATGGCCAAGTGCTGATGCTGCATTTACAAGCATGGGGGGAAAAAAGAAATACTGGTGTAAAAACGTCTTATGAGGATATTTGGCGAGATGGCCACGTTGATGGCGATATCAACTCTTTGACAGACGCCGGAAGCCTGTTTCTATATTTTCCCTACAGATACGAGGTCGAAGCGGCGAGAATCGCGCGAGCATTCAACCATATGGCGAAACTTTGTGGCTCCAAACCGCCATATGTCGCTCCTGACCCGTTCGATCAGAAATAATGCTCGAAATTGTCAGTTTTCGCCACGAACCCGCCGCGCCTCTTCTCGCGAAGCAGCATGGACACGGCCCTGATCGTCCTTCCAGACCCGGTGTCCATTAGTAGCCCAGTATTCTTTTACCGCCCCGCCGTCATGCAGCGACGTGCCCTCTTCGCCCGTTTGGATGTAGCGCTTGCCATCGAAGTCAAACTGATGCCCTTTGTCATTTTCGACCTTGCCGATGACGTCCGGGTGCGGGTCGAGTGCGGCCTTGGGGAACAACATCGGTGCCGGCGCAGGCTTCTTTTCCTGCACCGATGTTTCCACATCGGGCCAATGATAACCATCAGCCGGGCGCAGTTCATACCCGCTGACACTGGTGGCACTCCCGTCAGCGTGCTTGACATCGACCCAGCCCTGCCTTTTGGAACGCCCGGTAACGGTACCCTCCTTGCCGTGCAAAGCATGGGAGGGAACGTGGATTTTAACCTTGTGACCAACGCGCCAGCAGCCAGCGCCGATATCCGGATTCGCCGCTTGCACTTTGGTGTCGTGTGCTCGCACGGTCACGCCATCCTTGCGTGTGTAGCCGTCGACGTGTGATTTCATAAAAAGAACGGGTGTTTGCATGATCGACTCCGATAGGTAGTTGGCACAGTAGCGTCACAAATTAAAAAAGCCGACACATGGTCGGCTTCGTTGGCTGTCGTTTTGCCTAATCAGCTCGGATTATTGCTGTACGGCGAGCGCGGATTGACAGCAAAGCGCTTGCGCTTTCTTGGCGTCTTTTCGTATGGGGGAATTTCCTGTTCCTGTGCCATGACGCCCCACACACACGCATAGGCATCGTGCAGCTTTTCATTCTTCACCGAGCCCTTGAAATTCCCGTACTGGATGTTTCGAATTGACTCAGCGATGGCGTGGGCAACGATATCCCGGTCAATGTAAGCACGGAATTGATAGTCACGACCGGGAACCTCCCGAGCCTCCGCGTGCGAGAATAGCGTTTCGATATGACCGCTCACGCGAGCGCGAACCAACAGGCGACGCCCAGCGTTTGCTTCCGGGTCTAGCTGGCTTGGTTCAACGATGGACAGGAAAGCATTGTTTAAAAAAATCCACATAGCAACCTCCTTTTGATTAAGTGAGCGAAGGTTAGCGTACTAATTCAACATGGTGATAATCAATTCTGCGCGTCACGCAGATTTAAGCAGCCCGGCAAGGTACGCTTGCCGCTCCAGCAAAGTATTGGCGAGCTTCGTGCGTTGCGCTGCTGTACCCGGCCCGTATTCGTGGCAAAGGCGCTTGATCATCTCGCCCGAGACGGATGCCACCTTTCTGATACCGGCGACAAGGTCGGCATGCGTGATGCCACCAAACACGGATGCAGATTGCAGATTCTTGCCATTGGTGAGCGTGTCCAGCTCGCCGACCTTGCTGCCGAATGCTGCGCCCTTTGGCTGGCCCTGCGCCCGATAGAGCAGCGATCCACCCACATCCACGCGCACCGCCGCACCGTCCGGATCGGCGAGCAGGTTGTCATGCTCCAGCCCGACCACGTCCCAGTTTGCCAGCCAGGCATCGACGGCAAAGCCGTCCATCACGCCGCGCACCGAGGCGGGGTCTTTCGGCAGCTTCGTCATGCCAGCTATCATGCCGGACGCAATCGCGAGCTTGCCGCCGACTGTGACGTGCTTTAGATCCGGAACCCGCACACCGGCCGCCGCGTAGAGCTGCGCAGCCAGCACCTCATTTTTTGCGATATCGGCGGACTTGGGTAACTTCACGTACCAGGAGCTGCCATCGTCATCCCGGTAGACGCCGCCTGGATTGGTGCCGGCCTGCTTCCCGATTTTCTGCCAATCGTCGGCTGCCTCGATCAGCGAGGGTGGCGCGGCGATCCCGGCCAGCGTCGCGACAGCCCGATCAGGCTTGCGATTCACCGCAGCATGCACTTGCTGCTTGGGCACCAGTTGCACCGCCTGTGTTTCCCAGCCCATGGCCGCCGGCGTTCCACCGACACGCTGGGCGCGGTAATAACGGGTCACGGTGTTACCACGTTCGACATCGCCAAGCAGTCCCGTAATCTTGACCTTGAGGCCAGACTCTTCAAACGCTTCCTTGATGGCCGTCGCCTGCAACGACAAGCCGTCGTCGGCGTGTCCCTTCGGAAAGGTCGTCATATACCCAGCAAAACCATTCGACGGACTCACCAGCCAAATACGCCCGTCTGGCTCCTCGATGACGACACCGGCCGCCGGAGCCTTGCCGCCGGTGACCATGTCAGGCTCGTCCAGATCCGGCATCTGCCCTTCGACATACTCCCACCCTTCGTTTGTTTTGGGGTGGTCGGCCCATGGCACAATCGGTACGCCATTGAGCGCATCGGGTACTGCGCCACCCGGCACGAAGACGGCAGTTTTTGTGGGAGCTGTCCACGTCGAAACCGGCGAAGGGGACGATGGCTCATTGATCTGCACCGGATGGCCTTCATCGTTCTTCTGTGGGTGGGTGACGGCATCGGGATAGTGCGCTTTCGCGACAAGCGCACCGCCGAACAGGGAAGATTGCGCGTTGACTGGCGTAACCTTCTTGATGACCTTCGTGGTGTAAGGCGCGACGCGAACACCGTCTTTGCGGGTATAGCCTTTTACATCGGCCTTCAAAAAAAGTAACACAGCAACGCCTCCAGATTCACGAATGAATCTAGCTTAACATCACTATGGGGGACTACTGCTCGAAGAGTTCCGTCTCAAAGCCCAGCAATGCCTTGGTCATTTCATCAGCCAAGGCTTGCATTTCGTTTTGGCGTTGTTCGGCATCGTCCTGCTGGCGCATCAGCACTTGGTACACAAGGTGCGCGAACAGGGCAAACGCCTGCGTCAGCGCCTGCTGTGGCTCCGCGAGCTCATCGGGAACAACCAGCTCCTCCAGCAGCTTCGCCATATAGCGGCCAAGACCGCCGCCAGCGTTCCACCCTCCCATCGGCGTATAGGCGGTATCCTTCCCGCAAAACACGCCCGCCATGCGGACGCATTCATCCTTATCGGCTTGGGATGCCTCCCACGGCGTCGACCTGCCGTCGCACACCGCGGCATAGCGGTCGCAGATATCTGCGATGAAGTGACGCACAAGACCGTTGACGAGCGGTCGATCGCCGAGGTATTGGCTCCCGGTCGACGCCTTGAGCGCAGACTGCCATCCGGACGAGCCGGGCTTGCTGGTTGTGTCAGACGCTAAGTTCATGAAATTCCTTTACGTTGTTGGCAATATTAGCACTTCGGCGATCCAGCTGGAATGGCCACCAAAGCCATCCAGGTCTTTCTTGCCCCCCGACGGTTTGACCGACTGCACCAGCAGGCGGGTATTCGGCGGCAGCACCAGTTCGTCCTCGCTCGGGTTATTGGAAAGCGCCCCGCCTCCGGACATAGAGCCGGGGCCAACATACAGTCCTTTGACACCCGGGCCCACCGTCATCTTGAAGTGGACTGAGCCTTCCCACGATGACGGGCGGATCGAGGTGGACATCACCGCAGGCTCCTGCAAGATGGAGCCCGCTGCTTTTTTGAGATCTTCCAGATCCTGATCCTGCAAGGTGATCTTGCGCGACAGCAGCGTGCCAGCGGGAATCTCGTGGCCAAGCGTGAGCAACGCCTCGCCTGCGGACTTGGCCGCACCGCTCGGATTGCCGGTCCACAACGACTTGTTGATTTCGTGATAGCCGGAGCCTGTGTAGCTCTTGAGCGCGTCCTTTTGCTGCTTCGGCAGCTTCGCCGTGACTTTTTGCGCCGCCGCTGCAAACGTGGAATTCGTCAGCGAGCCGTTCTGCCAGCAAATCTTGTGCGCCGTCAAACCGGCGTCCGCCGACGTCAATACGCCAGGGCTGCCGACCTTGATGAATTTGGCGAGCTTGGCGACGGCCGCACCGGCCTTGAAATTGACTTTGGGGTATGCCTTGTCCATCGCCGCCAGCGGACTATCGCCCGTCCAGCGAAACGGTACCGGCGGATTCAACTGCGCGTCGATTTCGTTGATCAACTGCTGCGCAAAGCCGCGCACATATTGCGACGGATGCTCCAGCACCGATACCTGATGCGAAATCGAACCATCGGCCGCGTAGAACGGCAGCTTCAGATCCTTGATCTTCTGGATGTTGCCCGCCTGCGCGACTGCGAGCAGCTTGTTGACGCCCTCCTGATTGGCGACGTTCTTGGCGTGCAGCGACGCCGGGCCTGACTGCTCCGGCCCTTTCCAGTTCAGGAAGTCGGGAGCAGCGCCCAGCTTGCTCGGATCGAACTTGATGACCTTCTTCTTTGCCTTGGCTTTCGCGCTTGGCGCCGCCTGCGGATGTTGCGCGACCATATCGGCCTTGCGCGCGATCAGCTTGGCCGCAAGCGCTTTTTTCTCGGCAGCATCGCCGGGGCCGAATTGTTCGCAATAGTCAACGATGGTGCCGTCAGGGATGGCCGCAACCTTGGCGACCGAGGCGGCGATATCGCTCACAGACAACTTACCGAACACCGCCGCCGTGTTTGCGTTCTTGGCCGGATCGAGCATGGTCTTGAGCTCAATGACCTTGTCGGTAAAGGTCTGCTTCTTGCCACCAGCGCCACCATAGGAAAGCGCACCGCCGGAATCGATGCGTACCGCCGTGCCGTCCGGCTTGATCAGGATATTGTCGAAGCCTTTTCCTGCCGCAGGATTGTTGCCCACCGTGTCCCAATTGGCGAGCCATGCGTCAACGGCAAAGCCGGACAGGATGCCGGGCGCTTTGCCTGCCAGCAGCGCCGCTTTGTCGGGCTTTGCACCGGGTACGATCTTGGATGCGAGGCCGACCTTCCCTCCCTGCACAATGAGCTTGACTGACGCAGTATCGACACCCGCCAGCGCGTATAGCTTCGACGCCAGCAATTCGTTTTTTGCGACCTTCTCGCCGCCGGCCGGGAATTTGCAATACCACTGCCCGCCGTCCGGATCGGTATAGAAGCCGCCCTCGTTGTAGCCTTTCTGGTCGCCGGTCTTTTTCCAGCCATCGATAGTCTCGGCACTCGTGATCTCGTTCGGCGTCGAGGGAGGCGGCGGCGGTTTTACCGCCGCGGAAACGACCTTCGGTGCGGCGGCCGCGCTGCCATCGTCGAGCAGCGTGGGAACTTTGACGTTTCCGACGCCCTGGTAGCCCTTGCCAAGCTTTTCATTGATCAGCTTGGCTTTCGCAGCCGCCGCGTGGGCGGGCGTTGCGAACGGCTTTACCGTGGACGTGCCCTTGGTGCCGATCTTGCCATACGTCGTAACCAGCTTGTTGCCCTGCACCGAGACTTGCCAGAACTTGCTATGACCCGGCGTGGTGTTGACGAACTTCGACGCTGTTACTGTTTCCGCTGGCGCTGGAGCCTTCTTGGGTGCCGGAACACAAGACGGGTCCAGTTTCTTGAGCGCGGCGATGGCGACCTGATAGCCCTTGCTGTTGACGACAAAATCGGCTGCGTCCTGTAACGACGCGTAGTCCCCAAATTCAGGCTCGTCACCCGAACCGTTATCGAGAATCACCTGATAGCCTTCCGGGGTCTTGCAGATCGACAGCACGCCACCATCGACGTCCTTGGAGATAGCCGGAGCGCCCAACAGCCCAGGGTCGTGCGGATCATATGTCCAGCCACCCATTGCCGGGTCAACCTGCACATGCCAGCGCCCATTCTTGAACACCAGCGTCCCACCGTGCGCGCCAGGCTTGATATCGCCATCCTTCGGGCCAGTCGCCACAGCCGGGCCATTCTGATGAGTCTCCAGCATGGCGACAAGGTTCTTGCCGAATTTCGACGTGTTCGGCTTGTTGGCATTTTGGACGACTAATTGTTTGAGCTGCTCCAACTTTCCGGCCGCCGCGTAGTCAATCATTTGAGCGCATTGCTTTGCCAATGTGCCGCTAGGAATCTTGGGTATCAGATGACCGGGCAGGCCAGCGGTAGGCTCATGCTTGACTGGTTCGACCTTGACGGTCGGAGTCTTGACTGGCTTTTCGACAGCGGATACCACCTTCGGCGCGCTGGGGACGATCGCAGCCTTTGGTTCAACGGTTGGCGTTTCCTTGAGTGCGGCGTGCTGCCCCATCTTCTGGCCAGCAACCACTACATGCTGCGAGCCGAGCGCTGCAAGTGCCTCATTCGCCAGTTTGACAGTCTTGTGCGCGTAGGTATTCGAGCCGTAGCCGTGCATGAGGATAGTCTGTGCGTCGCCCTTCTTGACGGCGGCGGCGAGCGCGTCCAGCTTGGCGTTGACTGGCTTGTGGTTGCTGTTCGATTCAGGGAGCTTCGCCGCGGCGATCTTTTCGGTGATGGCGGCCAGCTTATGCACGTTCGGCAGGTTCGCGAGGTGGTCGATCGGCGCTGCCGCAGCGCTCGCTGGTTTCGACACGTTCAGATGATGTGGCAATGCGAACGTGCCGCCACTGTCGGCCGCAAGCTGCTTGGCAAACGCCGTCGTGGCATCGTCCGGAACCGGTTTTTTACCGCCGAATTGCAACGGCCTGACGCTGACATCACCCTGCGAGCCGTAGACCGAGTAAATATGGCCACCCGGCCCTTGCACGTAATGGGTCGCCGAATACCCGGAGTCAGCGGACGCATCCAGCGCCGAGGACGGCAGCCCGAGAGCGCCTGCTACCTTGGCGGGATCGGCGCTAATGCTCCAGAGTGCGCCCTCACCCGCATCCTTGGGCTTGCCAACGACCTTATAGGCGCTTACCGTTGGCGTCGCAGATGCGCCGCCGGATTTTATCCAATGACCATCCTTTAAGACCAGCGTGCCGCCGTCGGCCGCCTGCTTTGTATCCCCGTCATGAACTTCGCGCACCAGGACATGCGTGTCGTCTCCCAATTTCTTGACGCTGACTACGTCGAGCTTGACGCCGGCAGCGAGCACGACCTCGGTGCCAGACTTTCCGCCTCCGTCCTTGGAATACGCGAAACTGATGTCCTTCCCGGATGACTTGCCGTCAAGCTGCAGGAACACACGATGGTCGCCAAACTGCGAAGCAAGGTCGAGCGCAATATTGTTCATCGGCGTCTGACCAGGCGCAGTCGGGTCGTTCTCGGTCCACGACGATAGCGTGCGCTTTTGCACCGATGGGTCACCGCCTGACGTCATCGAATCAACGAATTGCGCCGCTTTTGCACCGCTCTCAAAAGCCAGCACGCGGTGCAATTTTTTCGCATTTGTGTCCGGCAGCTTGGCAACGTAGTTCAACAACACCTTCGATACTGGATCGTCAGGATTGCCGTTTATTTCAGAAAACGCGCCATTCGAGAATGCCGATAATGCAGCAGGCCCGGCCTGCGCCTTGTCGCCCAGGAAAGGACTCACATCGGCGTGCTCATGCACGTCACCAAAATGCTTGCTGGCAAACGCCTTCCACTCGGCCAGTGGAGATGATGAAACAGGCGGCGATTCGGCCAGCTTTGGAGCAACGGGCTGCGTGCCCTTCCACTTTTCATAGCCCTGCACCAGCGCGGTATGCACCGCCGCAGACACGCCCTGCGCTTCCTTGTCGATTGCAGCCTTCTTTTCGGGCGAGGCGGCGTGGTACGCCTTCCATTCGGCGGGAGTGGGTGCAGCACCGGCAAGAATCTTCTTGCGGAACGTGGACAAGACCGCAGCAGCAGATGCCTTGTCCTGAATGGACGTCGCGTGTTGCTGAAGGACAGCGATCTTGTGATCGTGCGGAAGCGCGTTAAACCATTCATGCTTGGTCAAGGCAGCGTGTGCGGCCTTTTGCGAGTGGGAGCCTTGACCCGTCAGGATTTTGTGTTCGTCGTGATCGGCGGAGACATGCACCATCGCGTAGTGTGCCGCTACCACGACGCCATCATGGCGAGTAAAGCCTGGCACCCACACCTGCTTTTTAATGGTCGCCTTGAGGAAAAGCACCGGCCGCGACCGGCCAGAGAGGAATTGCAAATCGGACATTCGGGCCTCGGGAAGTTTCCCGGAGGCTAACGTCACGACATCCGCGCTGTTCAAACACCTGGCGAGGCGGTTACAATTCACCTTTAACGGAGAATGCAGTCGAAAGTAGCAAGTCAGATGTTCATTGAAGTCATATCATGCCAAGCCGTCGAGGACTATAACCGCGTGACAGGTCACGCTTTCTATGAGCTGTACGTGAAGGTCAACGGGGGCTTTTGGGAGAATATTGTTTTTATCGCCGATTCAAACGCAAGCGCTCGTGAAATAGCGCTCAACCTTACACCTGAGCAGTACAAAGCTTGCAGGGAACTCGCCGAACAAGGCACAACGAAACACTGAGGGGAACAGCATGGACGAACAGAACGGATGGGCAACTATCGCCGCCATGCTGGGCACCAGCACAGGCGTATTGCGTCAGGCGGCAGCGCCATGGGTCGAGGACCCTCAAATACCACCGATGACGCCGGAAGTGTTTTTAGCGCGTTTGGCGCAGTTGAATGCGATCGAGGCGCGGCTCAACAACACGAATCTGGTGGAAGACCAGATCCGTGCAGCGATGGAACCAACCGACATTCCTATTTCACTGCTGAAGAAAGCGCCGCCGCTCCGACTAGTCGAATAGGATTCCCATGGGAATTTATAACGTTGTTATCCCCGATGAACCGGGCGTGTCCTACGCGGTGCGCGCGGATTCCGGCATCGAGGCGTTAGAAGCCTTGTATGGCTTGCCACACCAGCGCTTTGCGTTGGTGGGCACCTTGCCGGAAACGTGGGAGAGCTTCATCCCGGCGGACAAGAACTTCATTCGAATGCCGCCACAGGGCTAATCGAACCAATTTCAAGATAGGAATCTGCATCTCATGTCTTCACGATTTGACTACCTCGATGACATCGCGATCCGTGTCGCGAAGGGCGATACGGACGGTGTCGGCGCTCTGAGCAGCGGGGAACGCCTGTACGTCGCGCTGGCCGCGAACAACACGGTGCTTCTCAAACAATTTGGATTCACCATCGCCGAAGCGCTGGACAGGTTGGACGAGGATTGGATTGCTGAGCTGATTGCACGCTGGCGCCGTCGCGGGGACCCGAAGAACATTGCCCCCGGTACCGAGTAAGTACCTTCAGTTGCCGAAACGGTAAAGGATAAAATTGGATCACAGCAAACCAGCCCCCGTCGACCATCAGGATTCGGCCAATATCGAGACCGCACCAGTTCGGTCAACATGGATCGATCAGGACGAACAGATAAGCAAGATAGAGGATGGTTCGACCGAATTACAAACTGACGTCAATTTTTCTCCCCTTGCAGTTTTAGTGCTCGTCATTTTAGGAGCTGTGGCGTTCTTCGGATTGAGCTTTTTCCTGTTTGCATGGAATCTCTCGAAAGGGCGGGTATGACAGCAAAGTGCGCTACCTACGACGGAACAACAGACGGGAATTTCTCGCCGGTGACTGCGTGGATCGCGTGCCGCCCCGTGAATTCAAAATAGCGGCGGCATTGCACATCGGTGAACTTGGGGTCGAGTTCCATTAGACGCGCGCACATCCCCATCATTTCGGCAGCAATCATCGTCGAGCCCGAGCCGCCGAACGCATCCACCACGATATCGTTGTGGCGCGCATTGTTCTTCAGCATTTTGTTGATCAGGCCCACCGGCTTAGTAGTCGGGTGATCCTTCGAGCGCTGCGGCTTTTCGTGGTAGATCACCGACGATTCCAGCTCCTCCACCTTTGCGTCACCAGACACAACCAGCGTGCGCTCGCCGATCCGGATCACGTAGCGGCCGTCAGGCTGCAACTCAAACGGCGCAGCGTCGCCCATGTCGGCAATCGTCGTCTGCTTGCGCCCGCCAAACCAGCGATGCGATCCGCCTGGCTTCCAGCCATACAGGATAGGCTCATGCATCCACTGGTAGTCGGAACGGCCCAGCACGAGGCTCTGCTTGCGCCAGATGATGCAGCCTGACAGCTTGAACCCAGCGGCAAGGAACGCACCACGGAAGTTGTAGCCCTCGGTATCGGCATGCGCGACGTAGATAGCCGCGCCCGGCTTCATCACCGCAAACAGGCTGCTATACGCACCCAGCAGGAAGTCAAAGAACTGCTTGTCGCCCATGTCGTCGTTCTTGATCGACCCGGCCAGCTTGGATTCGTAGGCAACGTTATACGGAGGATCAGTCCAAACGATATCGGCTTTCGCGCCATCCATCAGAACATCCCAATCGGTAACGGAAAGGGAATCGCCACACATGACACGGTGCGGCCCGCAGATCCACACATCGCCCGGCTTTGAATGCGGCTCGGGCGGCAGATCAGGAATGTTGTCGGGGTCTTTATCGCCGGGGTCGAGTTCTTCCGTGAACAGGTCGGCCAGCTCGGCGTCAGTGAAGCCGGTCAGCGACAGATCGAACCCCTCTTCTTTCAGCTCGGCGAGTTCAGTCTTCAGCATCGACACATCCCAATCGGCGTTGAGCGCGATCTTGTTGTCGGCGAGAATATACGCCTTGCGCTTGGCGTCAGACCAGCCAGTGCAGTCGATGACAGGCACCATCCCATGCGGCAGTGCGTCGCCATTGGGCAGCTTGATCGTTTTGCCAGCGGCATACAGCAGGCTCGCACCGAGTATGCGGCCATGACCGGCCACAATGCCCTTGTGGTCGGCAAGAACCGGGTTGGTGTAGCCGAATTCCTCTATCGAGGCGGCGATTTCCTTAACCTGCTCATCCGAGTGCGTGCGGGCGTTGCGCGCATACGGCAGGAGTTCGGACGCTTTGCGCAGGCGCAGTTTGTCGTTCATTTCAATCATGCAGCGTTCAATGAGAGAGGGAGTTTTCGAGTCGGTAAATTGATTGGGCCAAGTAGCCATCAATGCGCAAGCCGATCCAGTGCATGCACGGCACGGCCATCGAATTACCGAGGGATTTGTAGCGCGGGCCATCCTTAGCAGGCTTGCCCCGGACGGGAACGAGCGTCCAGTCGTCCGGGAAGCCTTGCAGACGCTCACATTCACGCGGGGTGAGACGGCGCACGGCCATCAGCTGACGGATATACGAGGTTTGCTTCATCCCAGCCTGCGCCGATAACGCGCCCACATACGGCATTTCGCGCAGCTCGTTGCGCGTGTTTTGGGCGAAGGCGACGACAGGACAGCCACGGCCTGTGCCATCCTCGCTCGCATCGAACCCCTCGCCACGCAGTGTGTGCGCAATGGGGCCGGTTACGCACACCGCCATTTGCCCGCCACCGTTTGCGTGGCTGCCGGCGTGCCCCATCGAGCGCAGCGTTGGCGACAGCCCGAGCGTGGCATCGCGCCCGTTATCCTTGCAGGAAAAGGCGACTACCTGCACACCGACGCCATGCTGCGAGGCTTGATCGAGCGTATACATAGGGTCATCGCCAGAACCGACACCGAGGCCGTTCTGCGATTTGCCGCGCAAGGCGTTCTGGATCGGCATCACCACGACAGGACGAGCGATGGCTACACACGGTGCGGCGTCGCCTTTCCCCGTTTCACCGGCCTGCGCAGTCAATGCGGAGCAGACATCGCCCATGTCGCCGCGACCGTTGCGCGCAATACGTGGCTGGAAACCATAGGCGACGCATGGTGCAGCATCCCCCGCCTTGGCGGCATTGGTCGCGCTCAATTGCACCGTGTCGGATGGCGCACCGCCGGTCTTGTTGTCGCGGGTGTAGTAGCGCGGCTCGAAGGACAGCGGCACCAGGACGGCGGGAAAGCGGTTCTTTTCAGGCATGCACTGGCCCTTGGGCAACACCGCGTCTAGCGTTTGGCTGACCTGCCCGCCATCCCACCAGCATCCGGTTACGACAGGCTGCAATCCCCCTGTGCATTCAAAGTCCGTGCCGAGTCCACCACCGCCTGTAGTGCGGCTGCTAAGAGTTCCGGTAACTTCTTGGAGCGCGGCGCGGCGCGGCGCAGTATCCCGGCGCACGCCTTCGCGCTCAAAAAGTAGCTCTGCGGGATCGAAGCCGTTTCTAGCACTTGCCACAACGAACACACGGCGGCGTCGTTGGGCCACTCGGAAATATTGGGCGTCGAGGATGCGCCACGCCACTGCTCTTTGGGGGCCATACACAGCACCAGCGTTCGACCATTTTTTCCCTGACGGGACGAGCTGATCATTTTCACCGGCCAGTCCGCCCAGAAAGCATCCAAAGGCGTTTGTTTTGTCGGACAGGACACCAGGCACGTTTTCCCACACGACGATGCAGGGCGGCTTTCCTGCGGCGATACGAACATAGTCAATTGCATTAGCCAATTCCATAAAGCGCAGGGTCAGTTGACCCCGCATGTCATCCAACCCGGCACGCAGACCGGCCACACTGAACGCCTGACACGGCGTACCCCCTACCAGCACGTCAGGCGCTTCGACCTCACCGGACAGTACACGCGCTGCGATGGTCGTCATGTCGCCTAGGTTCGGCACGTTGGGGAAGCGATGGGCAAGCACTGCCGACGGAAACGGCTCGATTTCAGCCAGCCAGACGGCGCGCCAGCCAAGCGGCTCCCAAGCCACCGATGCGGCCTCGATACCGGAACACACAGAGCCAAAGGTCAATCCACCGGGCGGCCGGGATTCGTGATTTTTCGCAAAAGTGAGCTTAAGCCTTTGATTGCATTCCATCAGCGCACCACCCTCACCCCAGCGGAGCGCTCTACAACGATTTGTATGGACGGCTTGACGCCATTGCCAGCGACCAGATCCCACGCGTCGCGTTCGCCCTCCTGAATTTTCTTCATGGCTTCCGCAGCGGCCTTTGCGGCCTTGATCGCGTCCGCGTCCTTGCTCTTGATGGCGGAATACAGAAGATTGCGGGAGGCCACCCATTCGGTGCGATGACGCTCGATCACGGCAGCGCGAGCGGTGACCGCTGCGGATTGATCGGCTTCGTGGCGGCTCTCAGGCGGCAGGTCGCGGGTCTGTTTGGAAAGTTCAGGATGGACAACCACGGGCGCCTGTGGGCGCAGCCGCTGGAAATTTTCTGCGTTTGACGCAGAAGAATCGCGGTCAGCCTTTTGATGCGCCATGCCGACAATGCGCGCCATATCCAACTGTTTCGCCCATCCGTCCTTGTGAGCGCGTTTCGCAATCGCCTGCTTCGATACGCCCAAGGATTCAACCAGATCGCTATACGTGCATGGCGGTTCAGTTTCCCAGCGCAGACGGGCTGCGGCCCAATCTTCCGGCGAGCTTTTCCTCTTTGCCATATTCAAGTCCATCAATTCAATGGCGCGAATATGGCGTCACGACCGAGGCGTTCGACACCCGCGAAGTTGTCAGCGGAAGCTACGACAACCAGCGCGACAACTAGCGCGCATGAAATACCGGGAACATGGCGATTTATTCCAAATGTGCTTGATACGCACATTCTATTGCGGCATCATTCTGCCGAAAACGCACAATTTAAGGATTTAAAAATGATCAACCACGTAGCATGCAACATCGCAGACACGATCCTGAACCAGCTCGGCGGCAACAGGATGGCGGCAATGACCGGCGCAAAGAACTTCGTCGTCACCAGCAGAGGATTGCGTTTCACCCTACCTCGCAACCTTGCAAGAAACGGCATCAACATGGTTCAGGTCAATTTGAACGACTGCGACCTTTACAACATCCACTTCATGAAAGCGACGCGCCTGGGCATTGAAAAGATCGTTGCGATCACAGAGGACGTAGGGGCAGACATGCTCAAGGCTACGTTTGCAGAAGAAACCGGACTTGCAGTCAGCCTGTAA